TAGAAGCATCTGGCGAGGATTATGAAAAAAATCCAACTGATGACAACAGAGATAGTTACAATGAAGTAATTGAGTATGTTGAAAAGATGGAATTAGGTATTATAAGAGATTTAGAAGCGTTGTTAGAAAAAAGAAAAGCGGAGGAATTGGCTAAAGAACAAAAAGCAGACGAACCAGCAACTCCACCAGCATCAACAGAAGCACCAGCAACTCCACCAGCAACTCCACAAGCAAAAGTAGAGGAGAAAAAAGATGGTAGTGGTGTTTTAACGTTAGTTATAGGTGGCGTATTGCTTATTGCAAGTTTTGGGGCAATTAATTACTTCCGAAAACAATAGTAATAATTTAAAATTAAAAAAAATGAACAAAGGTCAAGTTATCGGATTAGTAGTTACTGGATTAGCAGTAGTAGGTGGAATTGCAGTTTTCAATTATTTTAGAAAACCAAGAGTCAATTCAGAAGGGTTTTTTAATGCTACTGGAATGAGTCCTTTTTTTCAACAAACGTCTGATAGAAATAAAGACAATTTCAGCAATATGACTGGAACTGGTTGTTAAAAATGGCTTACAAAATTTTACCATATAGCTTTAGAAAGGCAAAGGAACTGGGGGTGGTTATTAAACCATCCTCAAATATCCTTAAAAAAATTGATGTCTTTAAGAATGGTAAGAAAGTCGCTTCGATAGGTGCAAGGGGTATGAATGATTATCCTACTTATTTAGCAAAAGAAAAAAAGTGTAGCTACGAAAAGGGTTACGCTAATAAAAGAAGGAAATTGTATAAAGACAGACACGAAAAAGACAGAAAGGTTGTTGGTAGTGCTGGATATTATGCAGATAAAATTTTATGGTAAATGAAATTAATATACGAAGATAAAGTACCAACATCTTATAGAGTTGCATTTGTAGAAAAAGTAAAAAAAATATCTACTAATTTAGGCATTGACCCTAATTGGTTGATGGCTATTATGTATTTTGAAACTGCAAAAACATTTTCTCCAAGTATTACTAATAGTATTGGTGCTACTGGATTAATTCAGTTTATACCAAGTACCGCTACATCATTAGGCACTTCAACAAGTGAATTAAGAAAAATGACCGCAGTACAACAATTAGATTATGTTGAAAAATATCTTAAAGCATACAAAGGTAAATACAAGAATTATATTGATGTTTATTTTGCAGTTTTCTTTCCTTTAGCAATAGGTAAGCCAGATGATTGGGTAATACAAGCCAAAGGAATAAGTGCTTTACAAGTTTATAATTCAAATCCAGCTTTTAGAGTGCTTAAAGATGGAAAAATAAGAGTTTGGGAAGTAAAGAAAGTAATGTTAGAAAAATTACCAAGCGAATGGATTAATAATGGTAGTTTTGGTTTAGCAATCAAGTCATATAAAAATTATATTGGAATTGGAGTTTTATTAATCGTTGCTGGAGCAACTTTATATTATAAATATGCAAGAACTAAATAGTACAGAAAAACAAGAAGTAAAACAAGAAGTTAATTCTCAATTACACAAACACCTATCAACCATTTTTGTTGTGGTAGGCATTATATCTTTTACTTTAGGTGCGGTAGTCAATTATTATACAATTAGAAGATTAAACGGAGGAGGGCAAAAATAATGGAAATAAGTGGTAAAATATTAGATGCGACAAACCTACCATTATATTTGGCTAACATTACTATTGTAACTGGTAGTCAAATTAATAAATTTGGAACAGTAGCAAAAGAAAATGGAGGGTTTTCATTAAGTAGCAATATTATAAGTCCAGATTCACAATTTAAAATTAGTTATTTAGGTTTTAAATCTCAATACTATAAAGCAAGTGAACTGCAAGGAAAAACAATAAAATTAGAGGAGGATGCAATTTCACTTGATGAACTTATTATCCAACCAAAAGATAAGCCAACAAATACAAGCGTGGCAAACCAACCAAGTAACATAAAACAACATTTTCAAAAGCATAAACTTGTTTACGCTGGATTAGGTGGAATAGTAGGATTATTATTATTACTAACATCAATTAAAAAATTAAAATAATGGAAGCACCAGCACCAGTAACCCCAGAGGTTGCACCAGCATCAGCACCAGTAGTAGCACCAGCACCAGCACCTCAAATGGCAGATGGTGGAGCAATGGATTCTGTTGCAAAGCCAAAAATGAACACCAAAGATATTATCATTAGCTTATTGCTAATTACTGTATCTATTTACGGAATTGTTTATTACAGAAAAGCAATCAAAACTCTTGACGAACAAATAACGCCAGAAGAATTTGACGATATGGTTGCAAAGGTAGATGAACACGATGTGAACTTAAAAAAAGCATTGGGTGGTAAATATAAAAAAATGTAATTATGAGTCAATTTGTAGGTCAGAATCAAGATGGAAGTTATGGAAATGTTGATTGGAAAAAAGGTTGGACTGGAGGAATTAATCCAAATGGTATGTACACTGGAGGATTATTTAACCAAACAAGCAGTCCAGTAATTTGTAAAGATGGCACTAAAAAAATGCAACCTTCAAGTGCAAATGCAAAATATATGGATGTATGTAGGGATAATGGTGGTGTAGATAATCAAAAAACAAACGATAATGCTAAAAAATTAAGGGAAGATGCTCTTGCAAAATCTAATGAAGATGCTCTTGCACAAGCACAATCAAAATCTCCAACAAAAAGTTTACGTTCTATTTTTGGAAAATTAGCTGGTGCATACAATCAAAATTTGATTATTGCAGTAGTTTTAGTCGGGGGTTACTTCGCATACAAAAAATTTAAAAAGTAAAATTATGACACCAATAAATATAACTTACATTGTAAATAAAGACACAACTGATTTTAATAATAATAGTGTTATTAAAAAAGGAACAATTGTACAAGGTTCATTTGCTGGGAGTATGCCTAATGGAGAAATTAGAATTACAACCACTAAAGGAGAAATTATTAAAGAAACAGATTTGCAAGAACAATCAAATAATAATAGAGCAATTCCAATTTTAGTTAAACCAAATCTATCTCCAGAAGAAAAGTTTTATCAAAGTTTGGGTTTAAAAAGTTCTATGTTTTCTCCTTTAAAATCTAAAGGCAGACTTTTAGTAGTAGTAGTTTTAGTCGGAGGTTACTTCGCATACAAAAAATTTAAAAAATAATATTATGAAAAATCAAAATTTAATTTATTTAGGTATTGTAGCGGTTGCTGGTTTTTTATTGTTTAAAAAGTACAATAAAATAACTATTGCAGAAGCAAAAGCACTTTTAAATGATTGGAAGAAAAATTTTGATTCTAAAAATCTTGATTCAATAGTTAATAATTATAGTCAAGATGGTATTTTAGTATCTACATTTGGAGATATATTAACTGGTAGGGAAGCTATAAAAGAATACTTTATTGGGTTATTTAAAAAAGATAATTTAAAAGTAGTTTATTTAGACCAACCTCAAATTGTTAATCTAAATGGTTCAATTACTTTAACTGGATTATACGAATTTAGTTATTCTGAAAATGACAAAATTACTAATGCAAAATCACGTTACTCTTTTATATGTAAAAAGATTAATGGTAAAGCATATATTATAAAGCAACATTCATCTTTAGCAAATTAAAAAATAAGATTATGGCAACTATAAAAGATAAGTGCTACAAAACCGCAAAAGCTACTTACGATGTTTTTCCTTCTGCAAGAGCATCACAGTCTATTGCAAAATGTAGAAAAAAATCTGGAGTAGTAAATAAGTCAAAAGAGGGTTTAAGTTTAAAAAGGTGGAACGCAGAAAAATGGATTGATACATTAACTGGAAAACCTTGCGGAGCTGGTGGTAAAAAAGAATATTGCAGACCAACTAAAAAAGTTTCATCTCAAACGCCTAAAACAGTTCAAGAAATTAGCAAATCAAAATTGAAAGCTAAACAAAATGAAAAGTTAAAAGTAGGAATGGGTAAAAGAGTAAAAAAAGTATAAAAACAAAATTATGGCAAAAGCGGTAAATGGTTATTTCAAAGCAATGTTGGAAGCCAAAAAGAAAAAATCAGCATCTTTTACCTATAATGGTAAAACTTATGTAGCGACAAAAACAAAAACTGGAGTTACAGTTTATAAAGCTAAATAATTATGGCAAGTTTAAAAACAAAAGCGGATTATCAAAAAATGACCAGTGCAGAATTAATTTCTTATTTAGATAAGTTAGACAGAGCAACTTTTAATGCTTACGTTGATGCTGATACTAAAGTTAGATATTTTGTAGATAAATTTGGTGCTATCTTCATTAAAGGAATTAAAGGAACTGGATTGTTTTTAAGTGGTGTAATGGCTCAATCAATTTTGGAAAGTGGTTATGGTAGAAGTAATCAAGCGACAAACGCAAATAATTTTGCTGGTGTTAAATACAATAAAAATATTCATCCAGCATATTGGACTGGTGGAGATGGTACTAAATGGGCAAAATGGAATACCGCAGAAGAAGGTATTAACAATCATATCAAAACATTATTATTTGATAGATATAAAAATGCAAGACTTAATGCAAAAAGTCCAGAAGAACAAATTAAAGGATTTGTTCAAGCTGGTTACGATACTATATCTCCTTCGGCTTATTTAAGACCAATTCAAGGGAATATATCAAGAATTAGAAAATTATTGCCATTTGGTAGAATCGAATAATAATAATAATATGAAAAAAGTATTAGTTTACGTATTTATAGGATTAGGAGTAGGCGTTGGAGGTTATGCTTCTTACTTGCTTATTAAAAACTTTAATGATGCTCGTATAGATTCTAAAACAGTATCGGTAGAGGAAGCATTAGCTGAATTAGAAAAATCAAGATAAAAATAGTATTAAAAAATTAAAAAAAATGACAAATCAAAACAAATTAATCGTAGGTGCAGTAGTTGTATTAGGAGCATATTACCTTTACACTAAAAACAAAGCAAAAATGGAAGTAGCTGATTTAAAAATGGGTGCATCTGAACAAGCATTACCGCCATCAACAATTCAACCAATGACTTCCATGCCTTTAGTAGCAATGGATGTAAGACCAGATTCATTACAACTTGAACAAGAAGTTGGAAGAAAATTTAGTAACTTTGCTGGTAAAAGAGGAAATTCTTATTTTGAAACAATATTTTAAATAAAAAATTATGACAACAAAAGATATATTATTAGTAGTTGGTGGAGTAGCAGTAGGTTACTTTGCATCAAAAATGAATTTCGGTAGTAGAACTGCAACTGGGGTTGGTCAAATTGCTACTGGAGTAGTTGATACCGCAACTGGAGTAGTTTCTGATGTTACTAATGTAGCAAAAGATACTGTTAAGATGGCAGAATGTGAAGCTAAATTAATTGAAAAAACTTCAACAATGCGTTTTGCTTCGGCAGAAGCTGGAGAAACATTTAAGAAAGATTTTATGGCTAATTGTATGTCATCATAACAAAATGGATTTAAACCAAGTAACTTACGGAAACCCAACAAAAGAATACAAGGTCTTTCTTGAAGAAGATTCCCTTGTAGATGACTTATTTCC